ACCTATTAAAACTAGGCGGAGAAAAACGCACATGTACATTTTTGTTTACAGACGTCAGGGGGTTTACAAATTTGTCTGAAAAGCTACTTCCTGAAGAAGTAACAGAAATAATGAATAAAGTCTTAACTGAACAAGTTAAATGCATACAAGCGCATGGCGGTATGGTTGACAAGTTCATAGGCGACGCATGTATGGCCATCTTTAATGCCCCCCTATCTATAGATGAACATGAAAAACGTGCAGTCGCCTGTGCCCAAGATATGCGTACGGCTATTCGAATGCTGCAAAAAAAATTGTCCGAACCGATTGCTATAGGTATAGGTGTTAATACAGGGGAAGCAGTTATAGGTAACATGGGCTCGGATAGTAGGTTTGATTATTCAGCAATTGGAGATGCTGTGAACACGGCCGCACGATTAGAAAGTGCAACTAAAGAAGTTGGAGTTGATATTTTGATTGGAGAAACTACTGCTAAAAAATTAGAAATGCCGTTTGATCTAAGATTACTAGCGCCTATCAAAGTAAAAGGTAAAGCAAAACCTTTGAAGGTGTATACTATATAAATGCCAAGAAATTATAAATTAGAATACGAACGATACCACAAGTCACCTGAGCAAAAGAAACGTCGTGCGGCACGAAATAAAATACGCAGACAACTATTAAACAGTGGTAGAGTTAGAAAAGGAAGTCGTGTTGATGTACATCATAGAGATGGAAATCCAGAAAATAACTCTCCAGGCAATATTATTTTGCAAGATAGGTCAAAAAATCGTTCTTTTGCCAGAAATAGCAAATCTGGGAAAAAATGACTTCACAGAATCGCGCCTAACGCATTTTGTTAAGGTACCTAAGGCCTTAGGTCCAAAACTATATGAAATCGTTTGGCGGGCTTGTGCGTGCGTCCTCTGCGTTTTCTTCTTTTTCTAGTGTTTTAATCAGTCTTTTTAGATACCATTCGGCTTTTAAGACATCTTGTAGCCCTTTTTTGGCTTCGTAACGCCACATATACTTTTGAATGTTACCTTTAAGATAACCCTTGAAGGCTTCAGGGGTCATGCTTTCTTCGATTGCTACAATACATTCCACGTTTCCTGTGTTGTAATGTGGAGGTGAGTTTACATAATCAGTCATTTGTTTCTCCTAAACAAAAATGTGTTAATCCTTTTACAAACATTGTAAAAGATATAGCTTGGTTTTGAAATTCTTTTAGTGTGATGTGTGTGAGTGTAAAGTCTTCGGTAACGTACACGAGATCTCCAGATGCAAAAACTACGTACGTAAGGACACCATGTTCTTTCTGGCGAGTAAGCCAAATGCGCTGTTGCTCAGATAAGTTAATTTTTATTTTTGAGTTAAGCTTTGCAGGCAAGTCTTCTTTGTACTTATATTCAATCCAACAATGATTGCTGGGACCTGAGTAGTAAGTGTCCGATACACCTCCGTGGTAAGGATCGTTGATCTTCCACCTATAAATTTCTTTAGGTAGTTTCCTGTGGACTTTATTTATGAACTCCTTTTCACGCACATCCTGAGTATAGCATACGTACAAGGGTGCGAAGAAATAGTTCGCAGGGTGTACGTACTTGGATGCGACACTTTATGTCGCACCCGTACGAACACTTACCTAGGACTTAGCAAATGTTTTATTGTAAAAACCTTTTGCAATTTCGTAAGTTTCTTCTTTCAACCAACCAATGTTGGAAACAGCAATGTTCATGAACCGTTGTCCAGCTTTGTTAGCTGTTTGTACGGAAGACATTTTCCATAAAGAAGAAAATCTATCGCCTCCTAACTTAGCAATCTGTGTGTTCCATTCTCTAGAAACTTTTAGTTTAGAAATTGAACAATCAAACAAGAAAGGTATATCTGATATATCTCCTGTTTTCTCATCTACTTTTAAAAGTGTATGAGTTTGAGTTCTGTTTATATCATAGTCTTCTACTTTAAGACCTTCATCTTCTAGATGTTGTAGTGCTTCTGCTTGAGAATTAAAAGTCCCTGCAAGACCACCACCTTTTTCTAGTTGTTTCCACACTACAAATTCTTCTTTGAAGTGTACGTTAACTAGGTAAAGTTCTTTACCGTAGTTTTCTTTGGTTACAGTATTGATGAAGTCACCTACTTTAGCACCTTCAATATACTCGCTATGGTTTTCATCTACTTCGTTTGATAACTGTTGCAGTTGTTTCAAACGTGGCGTAGACAAATGTTCTGAGTTAATGTTTTCATTACCCAGATTACTGCCATTTTTTACATGAGCTGGCATGGTACTCGTTACTATACTTATATCATTAGACATTGAACGTTCTCCTTTTTATCTAGATTAATATTACGCTGACCTGAAATTAATTCTTGTCAACTCCGTACTTTTAACACCAGGTACATCAATACCAGTTGCTATAAGTTCTCTGTAAGCGGTTGCAGATACACGTTTTTGCAAAAGCTCAAACTGACCTGTGTCTGTTACGTGCTGGTGCAATGCATCCCAATCTTCTACAGTTGGCACAATTTCATTTTTAAGTGAAATTGTACAAATATCATTAGAGATTTTGTCGAGCCCTTGCTCTTGCATTCTAATAGATATTTGACTTTCTAATTCGCGTTGCTGTGATTTCAAAAGTTTTTCTTCTGACTGCACAACTTTAATTTGATTACGAACTTTGGCTGTTTCTGCTAATAAATCATTTAGTTTTTTCATGATACCTCCTTCAAGATATGTAATAAGTTTTCCATACGGCCTAACTTAGTATTAAGTTTTTTGTACACCTCAGGTTCCCAAGTATTTCTAGCTTGGATGAGTATTGTTTCAGTCTTTTGTGTTTGACCTGCACGATAGATACGCTGGTTGAATTGTTGATAATGCTCAGCATTGTATGTAGGTGAACACCAGATTACTGTACTAGCTTTAGTCAGTGTAAGACCGTGGCCGGCTGATTGTGGATGACAAAACAGAACTTTAATTTGTCCTGCTTGGTATCTAGATACTATGTCTTTTCTACGTTCAGCTGGTATAGAACCATCAATGATCTCAAAGGTATATCCTTCTTTTTGTGCTAGTTCTACTAGTGCATCACGTTCGTGCTTCCAGTTGAATGCTACGAGGCTATGGGCCCGTTGTCCGACAAGTGTCATAACTATGTCGTATCTTTCTTGGTGTACAAACTGAACGACGCCGTCTTCATCGTACACAGCGCCTGTTACAAGCTGTAGCAATTTTTTGACACGAGCTGCTGCATGCACAGCGTTGACTGTACCTGACTTGGTATACAAGACAGACTCATCTGCCAGCGTTTTGTATTGTTTTTGTACGTTAGGAGTCAACTTAGTGTTGACAGTACGTACAATGTTGTCTGGTAGATCCATGCAATCAGACAGAGCAAACCGTATGCATATGTCAGATAACTTGTTAGCTACAGCTTCTTCTATACCAGGCTTATCAATCCATTCATTAGCAAAACCGTTGAATTTTGGTGTACAAGCTTGGTGTCTGAATGCATAGAACCTAGAGCCCAGACGTTCCCCGCCATCGACGAGGAAGACTGGATGCCAGATATCTAGAATAGTATTACTATTAGGAGTACCAGACATGGCAATCCTATTAGTAAAATATGAGATAATTTTGTTGAGATTTTTACTGCGTTTGGCTTCCCTATTTTTAAAAGCGGTAAACTCGTCAATAACGATTGTATCGAACTGCTTACAATATTGTGGATTTTTTTGTAAGAAGTTGACAGCTTCAAAATTAGTGATGACCATTTCGTTTGTATCATCTTCAAATATTTTTGCACGATTTTTTGCATAAGCTACTCCATATTTTATTTGAGGTTGGAACTTACTTATGTCCTCCCCCCACGCTGCTTCCAATATTGAAAGTGGCGCCAAGACTAATGTCCTGCCTCCAAGTATAGCATGGGCGTCTAACACTGCACGTGTTTTACCAGTGCCTGGATCTGACGTAATCAGACAACACTTGGTGTCTACTATAAAATTTGTTGTTGTTTTTTGATGCGCGTAAGGCGCAGGGATATTATTATTATTTATCATCTATACTCCACCATTGCGTTCGGTGTTATTTGGGTGAACGCTTATGTAATGTTAATTATACTTAACTTATGCCCCATTCACAATGGGGTTCTGAACCTTTGCCAAAAGAACACCACCTACAGTTATAAGTACTTGGATTAGGTGGAAATTTAGTAGCAGTAGTCATAGCTACAGCTCGCTCATGTAGCTTTGGCATAAAAATCATAGCTTCATCTCGCGTGTACGTTTGCTCCATCGTAGTCCCATGATCTAGATACCACATTTCTGTGTTAAGTATTTCTAAATCAGGGTACATGAAGAACGTGCCGATAGCATAGATGAGCGCTTGTTGGCTGTGCGCGATTTCATTGCCCATTTGTTTACCAGTCTTATAGTCTATGACACGAGCTGATGTCTCAGACTCGTGTACTAAAGCATCTAGTTTGATTCGTGCCCAAGTGTCAGGAGAAATCCAACCTGTGGGTTCCCATTTTTGAGTAAACCCCCATTCTCCTTCAGTTTCGACTTTTCCATCTGCAAAAAGTTGTTTTAGCTCTTCAAAATTTTGAGAAAATTTTCTGAGTGCTTCTGGTA